GACCACTGACTGCGCAAATTGCGGGCTGATCTCAACGGTGCGCACTGCATCACGTGCACCTGCCGGCAATGCACGCCGCAGTTGATCAGTCACAAACTCAGATTGCAGCTGTGCAATGCCTTGCAGCTCCAATGCGGTCAGCTCCGTTGCATCGCCTGCCCAAGCGCCAAGCGACTCCTTTAGTTGCGCCAAGATGCTGCGTAGCCTGGCTGCCTTGACTGGTGCGGTTAGCTCATCAATGGTGCGCAGTTGATTGACGGCATCAATGATGATGTCGTTGTAGGCATTGATCACGCGCCGCGCAACGCTATTGCTGTAGCGGTTCAGGTCGATTGCATTGCGGTAGAGCGCTTCTGGTGTGCTCATCGTTCAATGCCAAGATCTTCCGGTTGATAGCCGCTGCGGATGCTGACATTAGCGCCGCGGTTCAATGCAGTGGTAATCAATGCAGCAAATGCGTCGTAACCGTTTTGGCCGTCTTCGTACAGGATCGTCTCGTCAATTTCATCTGGCTTGCCTTGCTTGTACCAACTGATCCGCACGATGGCCAAGACCTCTTGCGGCAAGGCGCTGACGTGATAATCAAGCTCCTGTCTCCTGGGTTTCCTCGGTTCCATCCAGATCATCAGGTCCACTAAGCGGTCGGTTACCCAGTCCAGCAGGTTGTAGATCAAGCCCCGCATTGGCCGTAGCTTCAAGCTCCTCATCCACGTTAAAGTCGTCACCTAGCACGTCGCCTTCGGCAAGCTCACGCAGCAACGTTTCCTGCGTGATGGTGCCTGCGGTGTAAAGCTGCAGTAGCGCTTGGATCTCCTGCGGCTCAAGGCGTGTGCCGAGGAAGTCACGGTTGACGTAGCTGCTGCCGGGTGATGTGTTGCTGCCGATGTACTGCGCATGAAACTGCAGGCAGTTGTCGATCATGTCCTGCACGTTCTGCGCAATCACCATCATGGTGCTGTCGCCTTGACTGCGATCAATGCGCTTTGCCTCAGCAGTTTCAGCAGATAGCTTCTGGCCAAGCACTGCCGACAGCCCTAGCTCGTTGATCTGCAGTGCAAGTTGCTCAAGCCTGCGGAACTGATAGTCGAAGCTGCGGCCAGCGGGTTCGATGTATTCAGCGCGGCCATCAGCGGGAAATGCGATGGCTTCACCCGGTCCAGCACTGACCTCCTCTGCTGCAGACGGGAAGCCATAGAACGCCAGCATCGGCACAGCGCTGATGTGAAGCTGGTTGTCGAGGTCGCTTTGGATCTGATATGCCTTCAGGTTCAGCTCGGCGATATCTTCCAGCGGCGGACGTGACTCCATAAAGCCATGGCGCTGCGCATAAGCAACTGAGAAAGGAATCTCATTGAGGCTGGTGCGGCCTTCGTCGACAACTTCAAACTCGCCGTTGTCTTGTTTCTGGTGTAGTTGAAACTCACCTGGCGTCAGCACGCGGATCTGCTCCACTGCCTTCTCGCCGAACTCACCATCGGGCACGGTGACCATCTCAGCCAGTCGCAGTTGCGTTAGCACCTGCCGGCCTTCCTGTTGCTCAGCACGCCAGCCAAGGATCTGCCGTGGTGTGTAGCTCACCCAGTAGGGTCGACCCCCATCAGCAGGTGCATCCACCAGTACACCAACGTGGCCATAACGGACCATCTTGCGGGTGGTTTCGTAGGTCCAGACGTTGAGGTCATTGCCTTGCAGGTCAACATCAAACAACTGCTCACGGATCACATCTGCCGTGTCATCAAGCCGTACGGGCTTGCGCGTCAACATGCCAGCAAGCATCCGCTCTAGCCGTTGATAGAACGGCGGGCAGACGCTGCGTGCAAGGCGGTTGTCGTAGGACTCGTCTAGCTCGCGCGGCTCTTGCGGCAAGTAACGGCGATGCTTGCGGCGCATCCCATAAGTGCCTTGCAACAGATCCTCAATCAGGATCCAATGCGCCTCTTGCGCATACCACGCCGTATTGGCATCCTGCACGCGAGTAACGCGGCGCTGCGCAATCGGCCGGTCGTAGTTATTAAAGCCGGTGTACATTACAGCGCCGCAGTCATAGGTGCAGTTTAGGCAGCAGTCAGCGTAATGCTGTTGCCGCGTATCTTGATGTCAAACTCAGCACCGGGCTTGTAGCCCATCTCGCGCAGGTAGCCGTCACCAATCTGCAGCTTGCCGTTGAATTGCACCTTGGCTTTGTAGGTCAGGCCGCGGCCGCGCTTAGGTGTCTTTTCAAGCTCAAAACCCTTTGCTTCAAGCAATGCGTCATAGAAGGCGCTGAAGCTCAAGCGTTCGGTGCCATCTGTCTTGAGCGAGGTGTAGCCGCATTCTCGCACCATTTCGGACTTGGTTGCATTGCCGGCCAGTTCTTTGACCTTGGCGAGTAGTTCAGCGCCCTTGAGCATGGGTAGGGGTAATGATTGGCGGAATCAATATAGTCTGATACCTGTAGATCGCCCAGCACCTGCGTGCAATGGGTTGAACTCACGCCAGACCAGGTAGCCCAGTGCGTCGTTCATGTGGTCATGGCCGGCGTCCTTGTCCGGGTCGCCCTTGTCGGTGTAGCACTGCAGCTCTAGGCATTCGATCAGCCGCTTGCAGCGTTGGTGGATGGTGAGCCTGACCTGGCCCTTGCCGTTCTCCAGCAAAGCCTGAACAGCAGCCACGCGATCACGGACGGGAGGATTTGCCCGTGGTGACTGGTTGGACATGCCGTAGGACTCCAGGATCTGGATATCGGTCTGGCTTGCATTGGTGCTGCGGTTGCCGCCGCTGGCATCTGGGTAGATGTAGATGCGCCGCTGCGGGTAACGCGCTTGGATCTCTTGCGCCAATGCGTCGGTGTCATGGGCGCCGCTGATCTCATCAATCAGTAGCAGGCTGCTGCCGGTGCGCACACCGATCACGGCAGACATGTTGCCAACGTTGAAATCAACGCCAATACGCAGCGGCTCACGGTTTAGGTCCGGCAGCTCAGCCACCACGTGCTTCTCACGGCTGAAGCGGTCGTAGATGGTGCCGGTGGCGAGGTTGACGAACTCTCCATCCAGGTAGGCCCGCAGCAGGTTTGGGTCGTAGTTGGCCTCTAGCCGCTCGATAAAGTCCGGCGGCAGATGTGGATTGTCTGCTGACCGCATCTTGATCAGCTTGCGATCAGCACGCCCTTTGGCATCCTCACTGCCGAATGTGTTCCACATCCAGCGGAATCCCTCTGGTGTGCTGGCAGCGCCGAACTGCCGCACGTTGCCGGAACGCAAGCGGCCAAGGATCTTGGGAAATGCCTTGTTGGCAATGCTGGGCGTCACGGTGTCGATTTCATCGGCCAGCACCCAGGCAAGGTTCAAGCCGATGATGCGACTCCAGTTCTCAAAGCTGCGGCACAGGATCTTCGTGTCGCCGCCCGGTAGGTGCAGCATGTATTCAGGCAACGGGCTTGCCCTGAAGGTGTATGGGATCTCATACGCCTCTAGGAAGTTCTCGAAGTCGTTCTGCCAGATATCCCGGATCAATGGGCCAGTGGGTTCCATCACAGCGCCGATGAAGCCTTGATTGGCCGCGGCCAGCATTACAGCCTTGGCGCACAGCGCACGCGTCTTGCCGGCGCCATAACCAGCTGAGATGCCAAGAATCTGCGTGTCGCTGTCGTCTACGAACTCAAGCTGCCCTGGATGCAGGTCAGCGCGGATGCGCTGCAGCAGGTCGCCCGTGTCCTCCTGCGTGGCAACATCCATAAACCCAAGCAGGCTGCCGGGTTGGCAGATGCCTGCAAGCAGGCTCATGCGGGCTCGCTAACGACAGTTTTGGCAGTGCCATCAGGCTTGACGACAATCACCTTGTAAATGCGTGGCTCATTGCCCTTGGGCTTGAGCAGTCGACCTACGGCGGTGGCGGTGGGTTTCATTTGCGACGACGGCGTGGCTTTGGTGGCTGTGTGTTGCCACGGCCTGGCTGAATGTTATTGCTTCCTTTTGCAGCTTTACCTGAGCCGGTAAATGCCAGCTGGTTGGCGTAGATCTCTTGAGCGCGAGCCGCTGGTTTGCTGCCACGTGCTGCTGCAGCTGCTGCACGCGCAGCGCGAGCCTGAATGATGTCACGCGCTCCACGGTTCGTGGATCCCCAAGAGTTGCGTCCATGAATGCCAGCGATACGTCCGCGCACGTCCGTTCTTGTGCGATCTGCCATGTCGCGTGCACGACGGTTGTTTATTTTATGCGTTAGCTTGTCGTGCTCTCCTAGTACTTTTTTTGAGTTTTCTACCGCCTTCTTGAGCCCTTTGACGGGATTAGCAATGCGCCGCACGGTTTTAGCCGCTTGCCCTTCAGGTGTTTGTGGTTTGTATGAGCGCACAGCATTTGCGCGTAATGCACGCGGATGGCCGGCGTTGCTTTTGCCAAGTCGGCGAATGTTGTTTGCTCCGGTTGAAGGAGCCGCGGCAATGGGTTTTGCTGACGGATTGGGCTTTGCGCTGATCACGCCTTTTCCACCGCCAGCAATTCTCTTTGTCTGCGTTGCACGCTTATTACCACTCGCCGTTGCCAGCCGTCCACCACGCGCTGTGGCTCCAGTGCTGGAAAACCTGCCTCTGTTATCGCGTGCGTAACGGCGTGCCATGGTGCTATCGGCTCATAAGCCAGTCTACGAAATTTCAAACCGCAACAGCTTGGCCTGATCTTCTAGCGCTTTGATTGCAATGCTGAGGTTGCCCTTAGCGCGTGCTTCGCGTTCGTAATCCTGCAAGCGAGCGACAGCAGCAGCAAGCCACTGCGGCCGCTCTAGCTCTGCATCCAATGCCATGAGCTGGCGAGCGCGAGACATGTAAATCTCTGCCTGACGCTCGCCTACATCCCATGTTTCCGACGCAAATCGTATAATTTGCGTCCTACTGTGTGCACGCAAAAGCAGATCGTAAACGGTGTTTACCCGCTGATCTGATTCGGAGTTGGTGCACTTTTTAGCCACCGTTTAGCCCTTAATTTGCACAGGCATTACAAGATACGTTACACCGTCCACGCCACTGGGTGTCAGCACCACGGGTGTGGTTGCCGTATTGGCGTGCAGCGTGATGGCTTCTGCGGGCTTGAACGCCTTGATGCCGTCTAGCAGGTAGTGGACGTTGAACGCCCATGCGCCATTGGCGGTGCCTTCCACCTTGAGCAGCTCCTTGCCGTTGTTGGCGTCTGCCTCAGCGGTGATGGAGATGGTGCCACCTGATGCCTCGATCTTGACGATGGAGTTGTGCGCATCGGCAATGATGGCAACACGCTCTAGGGCACGGGTCAGGCGGCGACGATCAGCGGTGATGGCGCTTTTGAACTCAGCGGGCACCAGTTTGGCCACGTCTGGGTAGGTGCCATCCATGATGCGGCTGTAGATGGTGATGCCATCGCCTGCGTCGATCACGGCTTGCCCTTTGGCAACGGCGATGGTGACCACGCGATCCTGCAGCAGCCGCATGGTGCTGGCTGGCAGCACGAGGTCTAGGCCATCTGGCAGGTCAATGGCGTAACGCATCAGGCGATGCCCGTCAGTGGCTTCCATGTGGCCGCTGCCGAGGTGGATGCCCTGGAGCATCTGCTTACTGGCATCAGTGCTGGCGGCTGCCATGCAGGCGCGGATGCCGGCGGATAGGTGCAGCTCGCTCGTAGCAGCGTCTACAACCGGCAGCGCGGGGTAATCCGCGGCATCAGCCGCTGCAAGCCCGTAGGAGCCCGCAGAAGCCGTCAGAGCGCCATCTGCAAGGGTCAGAGCCTCATCGCCATCAAAGCGGCTCACAAGGCCAGCCAGCAGCCGATACGGCAGCGCTACAGCGCCATCGGTGTCCACTGCGGCTGGGATGGTGACGGTGATGCCGAGATCAAGGTTGAAGCCGGTGATGGTCATGACACCACCAGCGGCTTGGATCAGGCAGCAATCAAGGATCGGATGGCTGCTGCGATGGCCAACGGCTGGCGCAATGGTGCGCAACGCGTGATCGAGATCGGCTTGGCAGGTAACAGCTTTCATTTGACGGTGGCGGCAGTGACGAGGCTGGTGATGATGCGTTCGTAATCAGCGGCGAAGCTATCCACGAGTTCCATGGGTAGCGGTACGCCGTCATCCATGGCGTTGTCGGCAATGGCTGCGGCGTACGCGACGGCTTGCGTCATGGCGTCATGCAGCCGATTGATCACCGGTTGCTGCTTGGCTGGAATGTGAATGAGCGATGACATATGCAACGAGAGTTTCAACGTGACGGCGGTTCAGGTCACCACGCATGAAGGCGCAGGCGTCCGCCACCAGCGCATGGTACGCCGCCGTGGTCAATCCTGCAACAACCCCGCCACTCAAAGCACGCTGCCGGATCAGGTGCGCACGCGGGATGCCATGCGCCGCTGCTTCGGCGTTCAACCGCGCCAGGTCGTCACCGGTGACATTGATCTTGATTTCGGGCATTCAGTGGTTCCAATCGAGGCGGAGCATAGGCAGAAAGCGGCGTCCTAACGCAGTTTGCGGGGTTTGGACGGTGAGACGCCTTGCGGCAACTGGTCTTGTCCTACCGTCCTACCGTCCTAACCTCTTAATAAAATGGGATAAAGAGGGGGAGGGGGAGGGGTATTAGGAAACTCTTAAACCCTATGTAGGACCAGACGGGGATAGGACGGCTCAAAACCCAGTCGCAGCCTGCGATCTCGCCGTCCACACCCACTTAGGACGGGGCGTAGTGCCAGCGTCTCTTGCCTGTCGCCTCTCGTTTGCGGACCAACCCGAGATCCTTGAGAATCGCAGCCACCTGCATCTGATCCGATCGGTTCTGCCGTTCCAGTGGTTTTTTGATTCCGTGAGTGAGAACGTCCTCAATCGTGAGTACATCACTAGAACGTCTGCGGGCAAGGTATTCCTCAATGGCACTACGCCATGGCGAATCAATTACGTAGTTATCGTTTTCTTCGGTTACGCGTACTTCCATCTCAACAGGTAGCCGGTTGGTCTCACCTGCTCTGTAGGTATGTACAACAGCGGACCAAATCGCATCGCGTTCAAGCATTAGCGAAGCGGTATCAATCTGGTCTTGTTGTGTCTTGGTGGTGGGGATGACCCAGAAGCGGCGGTTGCCAGTTTCATCCACCAGAAACCCGGTGGTTTTGTTAGTTGTGCCAACGATGATGCCACGCCTTGGGAATGACTCAACCTCCTTGCCATATGGGACACGCATGAGATCAATGGCCTGCGAAAGAAAGGCTTTTACCTGTCCGGCGTGCCGCCTACCTGTGATGTGATCTAACTCCGCCCACTCCATCATCCACGACCGATGGAGAACCATCACGTCGTCTTTTGTTGAGATGTCGCCGAGTGCATCTGAGAAGAACGGGCCACCTAGGCAACCCCAGAAACTGGATTTGTAGGCGCCTTGATCGCCCATCAATACGCAGGCGGTGTCATGTTTGCAGCCAGGGTTGAAAGCACGCGCTACGGCACCGATCAGCGTGCGCTTGAGCATCTCGTCATAGATGGTCGGCTCCGGCAGCGCGGCATCACACGGGCGCAGGTAGGCGGTGGCCAGCCGGTCGATGTAGGTCGGCGCAACGTGGTCGGCGCAATGCTCCAGATAAAGGCGCACCGGGTCGTATGGCTTCTCGCTTGCCACCTGGACCAAGCAATCAATGGCAAGCTCCTTGCCAACCTTGTAGCCCTGCTCTGCCAGCTTGAGGTAGAAGCGGTCGACGCCTTCGATGATCTGGTTGTCGACCTCGATCTGCTGGGTAAAGATGTTGAGCCTGATGTCACCGGCATTGCGACGCAGGTATTCCAACAGCTCAGCCGCCTCTAGCTTCTCTGGCTTGCCACCTACTGGCGCACGTGCAGGCTCCGGGTCGGCAGTGCGGCCACCAACCTCACGCCGTACTGGACTGGCACTACGCCAGCCGTCTTTCTTGGCCATGTCACCAAGGGTGCCGAGCGTGATGCCGGATTTCTTGAAGCTCCGCCACTTGCGCTGGCAGTCGCTGGGTTTGTGCTTAGCGGACTGTGCCGACCACTGCTCCCATTGATCGAGCAGGCTGTCATCACCGACGCTGTGAAGCGACATGCCAACCGCAAGCCAGTCGTCGTAGTCATCAGCGCGGCTGGCATCCAATGCGGCGAGGTATGACCGCGCGCGATCCGCGTCGCCCTGCGGGTCAGGCAGCTGGACTAGCTCGGCGCGCACTGGCTGCGGCTGCGGCTTGAGCATCCGCTCAATCAAGCCAAGCGGCGCTTCTGCTATCTCGCGATCGCCTGGGCCATGCCCTGTCACCCAGTAATAGCCAGTGGTCTGCGGGTGTGCGCCGGCCACAACGGACTGGCAGCCGTTCCAGCGCAGCTCGACTTGCTCGGCTTTGCCGTCATCATCAATGACGCCGGTCTTGTATTTGCGTGTGGCGATGGCGTCCCAATACTGCTCTGGTACGCGGTAAATGATCTGCATCCGGCCATCACGGCCTGACTTGACCACCCAGCTGCGCGGCAGGGATGACAGCGGCAGATCCCACTCTGCTAGGAGCGTGCTGGCTGACTTGCCGTCATGGTCCAGGAAGAGCAAGCCACCTGATGGCACACCGCAGCAAACACCAATAGCGCGTGCGCGGCCATTGCTCAGCTCGGTTAGCAGCGCATCCTTATTAAGTGGGTTGTCTTGCCATGCCGATTGATATGGGCGCTTTTGGCCATCCACGGCGACATAACCCCAGTCGTCGGGTAAACGGCTTAGCTCATCGCGCAGGTTCACTTGGACTCCTTGGCACGGCGCATGGCTTCCTCAACCACAAGGCGGATTACTGCGCTGCGGGACAGGCCAGCAGTCCGCTGCCGATCCAGCCACTGCACCTGCTGCGGCGTGAACAGAACTGATATGGGGTGCACGGTCTTGGCTGAAGGCTTGCCAAGCTTAGCGGGATCCGCTATGGTTGCAAGGCACCTCACGGCTGCACTTGCTTGTGAACCCTATTTACCGAATCACCTACCAACGTTCGTGGGGCAAATGTGTGGTCAACACCACTCAATTTGCTACTGAGGCAGAATTGCGCATTGGCTTTGCCAAATCCTACAAAGGTTGCGATCTTCTTCAAATTGAAGACGTAACGAAAGAATATTTACCCAACTCATGAGCAGAACCTATTTAGAGCAAAATGTTTACGACGCCGCCATAGAGCGGCTGGATTTCACCTTTGCCCACTTTGCTGAAGAGTATTTTCATGGATGATCAACTAAGCCTGTTGTTTGACTTGCCCGCGGCAAGTCAAGATGAATCAATTGAATCGTTAACAAAAGCGATTGTTGGCAAACTTTCGGTTATGGCCGTGCCGCAACGCATCCACACCTTAAACACAGTGCGTCGCTTGCTGCATGAATGCAGCCCAATGAAAAGCGAACCAGTTGATTTTGTTCAATGGGTGCCGGCTGGCTCTGTTTATGCCAATGATTACAACCCGAATTCTGTGGCGCCACCAGAGATGGAACTGTTAGCGCATTCTATTCTTACCGATGGCTACACGCAACCGATTGTCACATTGCCAACGGAAAAAGGCCGTGAAGTTGTGGATGGATTTCACCGCAATAGGGTTGGCAAGGAAAACAAGGATGTGGCGGCGCGGGTCAATTACTATTTGCCAGTTGTTTCAATCAACGCATCACAGGCCGGCCTGAATGACAGAATTGCCGCGACCATCAGGCACAACAGGGCTAGGGGTAAGCACAGCGTTGATGCAATGTCCGACATTGTGATTGAGCTAAAACGCCGCAATTGGAGTGATGCAAGAATTGGCAAAGAACTTGGCATGGATCCGGATGAGGTTTTGCGTTTAACGCAGATCACTGGCCTCGCCGAAGTGTTTGCCGGCCAAGAATTTTCCGAAGCTTGGGAGGCCGACCAGTCACCTGCAGGCTCGTCAGAGATTCTTTCCGATGTAATCGAGGATTACCAGCCAAAGACTAATGGACGCATTCTTCACACTTGGGAAGACTGGGAATGCTACAGGGCTGGTTTTTACGCCGAACGTCCACCCGCTGGCATGAGCAACGAAGAAGGAGAGGAAGTTTACCGCGAGTTTTTGTCCAATCCAACGGCTTTTGAATCTGCTCTTAATTCTGTGATCACTGAATGGAAAAATAGTTGCGAGCATTATTTGACAAACGACCGAATGAATAGGATTGCATGGCTCGGGCAGGCTTCGGCGGCATACGCTGTGCAAATGCCTTCCGGTTGCCGCGGTGGCTACAACCGATTGACAAAA